GGCCTCCGACTGCGTCTGAAACTCGACCGTCACCGAGACTGAGCCCTCGGTGGCGGCCGAGATCCGCCCCACCACTCCTTGCGGCGGCTGACCGTTCACACCGTTCAGGAGCGCCGTGATGTGAGCGACCAGCAGGTTGAGCAGCACCGCGCGGGTCGGCGCGTCCTTCACAGCGCTGCAGCAGGTGTTGTTGAGGAGGAGCGTCGCAAAGGTGAAGTTGGCTGTGAGTGCGGCCGGGGGCACCGTCGTAAATGCGGGGAACGCTGCGATGAACGCAGTCGGGTCGAATGTCACGATCCCGGGCGTTTGCGGCGTTGGTGCACATGCTTCGATGCCCACGGCTCTGCCAGCTCTGTCAGGTCGACGCCGCGAGCGCGCGCTGCAGCGCTTCCTGATCGGTTTCGACTTCCTCGGCGTTCGGCACGCGCGTGCGCGCCTTGATGCGCGGATCTTTGTCCTGCGCCATCGCTTCCATGCCGGTCTGCTCGGGGAGCTTCTCCTTCGCGGAGGCCTGCGCGTCCTTCATCGAGTCCTCGGCGAAGACGAAGCCCTTCGTTACGAAGTCCGCGTCCTTGTAGCGCGCGAGCCAGCGCTCCCAAAAGGCGCGCGGGATCGGAGTGATCGCGTAGGGAAACTGCCCCTGCGCGCCCGAGCGAGTGCGCATCGCGTTCGCGCCTTTGAGGATATAGCGCTGTCCGACCGGGGCGGGCTTGCGGCCCTGAATCTTGAACACCTTGCCGGTGTTCGGATCGATCGCTTCCATCGAGCCAGGCTCGGGTACTTCCATGATCAGGCCGTGCGGGAGCTTGCAGCCCACCATCACGACGTCGGCCGACTTCGAGAGATCGGCCGTCTCAACTCTTGCTGCTGCTGCTGGGGGTGCCATGTTGGTCTCCTGTTCTAGTTGAACGGTTTGGCGAAGCTGCTAATGCGTAGCAACGCATTGCAGCCGCACGCATTCTGCATCACCGTCCACTGGGTCGCTACGGCGCCGCCGGGATTGCCCCCGTAGGCTGCACCCGTCACCGGATCGGCGAACACCTGTTGGCCTGCCTGCGCGCCGAGTGCGAATCGCGTCAGGAAGTCGCCCGCTGCGGCGAGTACGCATTGCATGCCAGCGCGTAGCATCAGTGCCGGAGGACCGCAGCCGGTCGCCGGCGGTTGCGGGAAGACGCGCTGCCAGTTGTACATGCCGATCACCGGGAGCACGAAACCGAACTGGCCGCCAGCGATCCGCGTGTTGGAGACTGCGCCGGTCTTCGGATCTGCCCAGCCGAAGACGCCGATCTGGACGCCGTTAGGTCCGGCAGCGAGGGCCCATGGGCCCGCAACGACACTGGCGTATGGCTGACGATCGTAGCCGAGGGTCGGCCACCACTCGAACGGGGTGCCGGCTCCTGCTCGGTATGCTTCGCTCAGTGCCCGCACGCCCGCCCATCTCCTACTGCCCGGTGTCGTCGCCCTCTTCGCCGTCGTCCTTCGGGTCAGGCTTCGACGTCGGCGCAGACTTGGCTTGCGGATGTAACGCGAGATCGCGCTCGTAGTCCGCTTCGATCTGCGCGAGCTGCTCCGCGGAGAGCTTCCCCGCGTGCCCTACGATGTGATGCTTGGTCGCCATCTTCGGATCTCCGCTCGCGTTAGCCGAGCATCTGCACCTGCAGGAAGCGCCGATACCACACCGCACCGAAGCCGCCGCTCGAGCGCTTCTGCCGCCAGCTCGAAGAGCCGACGACCATGTTGTGCGCCATCATCTTCGAGCTGAAGGAGCATTCGACGGTGCGATGCCCCTCGACTTCATCGACGATGAGCTGCACGAGCTGCCCGGCCGCGTTGTACGGGGGGCCGTACTCGGGGGCGGTCTCGATGCGCAGATTCGGGAAATTCTGCTTGAGCAGCATCTCGACCGAGTTGGTGTTGTAGAGCGTGACTTCCTTGAGCGCGACCGCGTTCTCGGGCGACATCGCCAGCACCATCGGATCGTCGAGCCGCACCGTGCCCTGTGACTGCTGCTGAAGCTGGATGAACATGCGAACGACGTCCTGATAGATCGTGTTCGCAGTGGCCGACGCGTTGGTCAGCCAGGAGAAGACCGGCGTCAGCGGCGGCGGCAGGAAGGGGTCGTTGATCAGCCCGTAGTTCTGCAGGTTGTTGACCCCGTAGAAGTACAGGAAGTTGAGCGCCTTCATCAGCACGAGCGCATTCGCGCTCTGCTGCTGCGACACCCAGTCGAGCTTCGCTAGGCCAAAGCGGCCGACTTCGCGCTGTCCGTACTGCAGGAAGCACTGGAAGAGGAAGTTCTGCCGCTGCGGGAAGTTGGGATTGACGTTCGACGATCCGCTTTCGGAGTAGTCGCCATATGCGCTCGTGTCGCCGACAGCTTCCGCGGTGAGGAACATCGCGGTCTCGGTGAGCCAGTCGCCTTTGAGCGCCTCGCCCGCGATCTTCGCGGCCATCATCGGCGCGACGAGCACTGCGATCACCTTCGGGTCGACCCAGTTGGCGAGGAACCACGGGATGCCGGCATTCGGCACCGTGACGAGCTCGCTCTGCACGTAGGCAGGCGGGGCGTCCTGCCCGATCAGGGGCAGGCCGTCGAGCGCGTAGGCTGGGCCGTTCTTCGGCATCTCGACGAAGCGCAGCGAGCGATCGGGTGCGTCATCGGCGCGCAGTGCGTCGAATGAAATGCCCTCTTGCTGCTTGAGGCGACGGAAAAGCTCGGGGCTGTGGCCGGCCTTGATGGCCGCGGTGAGCTTTGCGGAATCGTATGCGAGGCGTGTCATGTCCTAACTCCGAAGTGTGCCGTGTGGCTCCCGAGTTGAAATCAGGTGCTGCGCATCCAGCTCGAAATGCGTCCGAGCTGACCCTGCGTCCCGACGAAGGTGTTGGTGCTCGTCACCACCTGCGAGGGGTTGGAAGCGAGATAGGTGCCGGTGTTGCCGAGCGCGCCGCCGCCGGCGGTGCTCGTCAACTGCTCGAGGATCTGCACGTTCTGCGATCCCGGCAGCCCGCCGCCCCCGGTGGCCGAGAGCCACTGCCCGGGAGCGAGCACGCCCGAGGCAACCGCGGTCACGGTCAGGATGCCGAAGAGCGCCGGAGCGACGGGGGCCGCGAGCGATGCGGTGAAGAGGGCATTGGCGGAGACCACCGATGCCACCACGAACTGCGTTTCCTGCACACCGTAGTTCGCCGATGTGAAGGGCCCGGCATTGTTCGGGATCGCCGTGCCATCGAGGTTGAGCAGGTTCCACAGGTGCGTGCCCGAGCCGGTGCCTGCGGCGCTGCCGATGTAGGTGCCAGCGGGGACGGTGCCACCGGTGATGATCTGGCCGACGGCGAGCGCGGAGCCCGTCTGATCGGCGTCGGTGGTGGTGAGCACGTTGCCCGCGATCGAGGCGCCGGTGTTTGCACCGACGACCGAGTTACCCGTGGCGTTGCCCGAGAGCGCGCCGAACAGCGGGTCGACGTAGACCTTCTGCATCGGCGTCGCGCCGCCGGTGAAGATGCCCCAGAAGTCGCCCTGATCGAAGAGCGTGACGGCCATGCCCTGCAGGATCGTCATCGTCGAGATCCCGAGGAAGTTCGTGATGACCGCCTGGCCTTCGCGGTGCACGAAGCCCGGTGCGCTCGCGAGCTGGAAGTAGTTGCTGACCTGCTTCGTCGCCGGGTTCGCCCAGCCGCCGACACCGATCAACACGCCCGCGGGCGTGGCGGTGAAGCCGAAGGCACCAGCGACCACGTTGGCGCGGATGTTGGCACCCGCGAAGTCGCCAGCGATGGCAGGTGGGAGCGCGTTGTTGACGAAGCTCTGGAAGCCATCGCCCGAGCCCGGGCCGGCCATCAGCGCGAAGGGGCCACCGAGCATATCCGCACGAGACAGCTCACCCCGGAAGAGAAGGCTTATCCACTTCGATGCGTTCATGAGACTGGGCTCCGAAAATGACTGTTACGTGTGGGCGTCGGACCTTCAGGCAGCCTTCGGTCGGAAGATGTCGTCGATGTTGGTGAGCTGCGCCGTCGCAGCATCCGTGGCGATCACCGGGTTGGTACCCGAGTCGCCCTGCTTCTTCTGCTTGACCGCCATGTCGACCAGCGCCGACAGAGCGGAATCGTGCACGTCCTTCGTCTCGACCTGCGCGTGCTTCAGCGCAAATCGGTAAATGTCCGGCGCGGCATCGAGCGCCATCGAGACTGAGCCGACGAGCGGGCGCACCTTCTCGCGCGCGATCGCAGCTTCCCGCGACTTCTTCTCCGTGGCCTCGACTGCGGCCTTGACCGCATCGTTCATCTCGTCTTTCGTCACGGCTGCATCTCCTGAGCGGAAGTCCTTGCGGTGATCGGTGGGGTCGGCCAGGGCGTCAGAGGCGCCACGATCCTTGGCGCGCTTCGCCCGATCGGCGGCACGCTTGTCGCGCGCGCGCTTGCGATCCTTGGCCTCTTCGTCGTCTTTCTCGGCGTCCTCGGCCTCCTCTTTGGAGTCCATGGCAGCCTCGCGCTCATCGAGCGCCGACTCGCGCTCGTCGTAGCCCTTCTTGTCCTTGGCGGCCTTGTCCTTGGCGCGCTTGGCGTCCTTGGCCTTCTTGTCCTTGGCCTTTTTGTCGCGCGCTTTCTCGTAGGCAGCCTCGCGATCCTTGTCGTCGAGCTCGGCGTCTTCACCGTGCTCGGCCTTCTTCTCGGCGAGCGCAGCGTCTTCGCAGGCCTTCATCTCGCTCGCATCGAGTGAGATCACGGACTCGGCGGGCGTCTCACCGAGCGCGCCGTCGAGCGCGACCGCGATGCTGTGCTTCTCGGCTTCGGCGAGCTTCGTTGTGAACGGGGCGAGGATGGCGGCGATCGTGGCGGCGAGTGTGCGGTTCATACGGCGAAGCTCCGGGGGTAGTGCGTCTGCGACGTGGACATCGGGCCCGGCCCGCCCTTCAGCGACGATGGCGACATGGTTGCCGCGGATGTTGACCATGCGGCCGTCATAGGACTCCCCGCCCCACGCGCCCGGCTCCATCACGGCGTCGTATCGATACGCCGATGACAGCTCGCGTTGCTTGCGGGAGTTGATCGCATCGATCGCCTCCTGCGTCAGCACCATGAGCGGCCGTGACACCAGATACGGGTCTTCCCACGTGACCTGCCCGACCGTCCCGACCCACAGCTCCTTGCTCGGTTCGTCCGCATCGATCGGGACGTGCGTGATGAGCAGCGGCTTGCCGGTGAAGGTGTCGGCCCCCTTCTTCAGCTCCTCGGGATCGCGAAACAGGCGGTAGGTCTTTGCAGGATCGAGCCCGAGCTGCTCCCAGCCCGGTATTTCCCGCCCGAGATACGGGCAGATGTTGGCCTTCGAGATCCTCGACTCTTCGACCCGCATGTGCCCATCGGCATCGATCGAACGAAGCGATCGATCCTCCGCGAGCGCTCTTTCGAGCTGCGCGGTGCGGGTAAGAGAGCGATCGAGTGCGAGCAGAATCGAACTGCGCCGCACTCGACCGCTGAGTTCCAACATGGCTCGACGTCACCCTGATCGTCCAAAAGTTGCGGTTTGGACACCTGAACGGGGCGCGAGCAGAGCACACTCGGGAGTGAGGATCTACTGAAATCTGCCGAGATCCGGCAGTGCGATCACATTTTGACGCTACCCCCTAGATCCTCACAGCAGGATTTGGTATTTAGCTGATCCTTTTCGTCGGGGGATTTTCAGAAGTTATATCCCTCGGACTGCACGAGCTTGATCGTGATCGCATCGCTCGCGCCGCTCGTCACGCAAACACCCACGATCAGATTCGCCGTCGTCGTCACGAACGATCCCGAGAGCGTACTCACCGCCACGGTCGGAAGGATCGAGTGACCGGTCGCCGCCAGGTTGTGCACCATCTCAAACTCGCCGATCGCCGTGCCCGCAGCACCAACACTGCGCACGGTCATGTAGAGCTTGAAGATGCCTTCGTCGGCCACCGCAGTGCCCGCAGGCTTCGTAAAGCTCAACACCGCCGCATCGCTCACACTGCCCGTCGTTCCAACAGCGATATCGAACGTGCTCGTAGCAACACCCGCGGCCGTCTTCGTGATCGTGATCACCCACTGGAAGGATGTGCCGACGATGAGCCCAGCAGCGGGGACTGCGATGCTACTGCCCACGACGTAGGTGCGAACCGCAGCGGCCGGTGTTTGATTCGTGTTCGCCTGATTGAAGACGATGCCAGCCGGGCCCGCGGGTCCTATAGCACCGGTGGCACCTGTGGCACCGGTTGCACCAGCGGCTCCCGCGGTACCAGTCGCGCCCGTTAATCCCTGCGGCCCCGTCGCGCCCTGCGTTCCGGAAGCGCCAGTCGTGCCCTGTGGACCCGTCAGGCCTTGCGGACCTGTGAGCCCTTGCGGGCCAGTAGCACCCGTTGCGCCTTGCGCGCCTGTAAGACCAATGGGGCCGGTAGCTCCCTGCGGGCCGACCGCTCCGGTCAAACCTTGCGGTCCTGTCAGGCCTTGAGGTCCTGTCGCACCCTGCGCGCCGGTTGCCCCGGTCAGCCCTTGTGCACCGGTTGCACCCTGAGATCCAGCGGGCCCTTGTGGCCCGGTCGCACCTGTTGGTCCTGTCGAGCCCGTGAGGCCGGTGGGCCCTGTTGCGCCTTGCGCGCCCGTTGCACCGGTGAGCCCGATCGGGCCGGTTGCGCCTTGAGATCCGGTGAGTCCCTGCGGACCTTGAGCGCCGGTTGCACCTTGCGCGCCAGCGGGTCCGGCCGCTCCCGTTACGCCGATCGGGCCCTGTGGTCCGGCGGCACCGGTTGCTCCTGTTGCCCCTGTTGGCCCAGTGGCTCCCGGCGTACCTGTTGGCCCAGCGGGCCCGGTTGGACCTACTTTGCCCAAGCCCGCGAGCACATCGGGCGGGCAGATAATTTCTGCGCCACCGGCTCGCAGCGAGCACATGACCTGCTGCGCTGAGGCCTGCATTGCAAGGCAGGCGAGCGCGACGCAAAGCGCAAGACGTTTCATACGGCCCCCACTCAACAAACGGTGTTTGTTATTTCCCCAGCCTCCTCGGGATGATCGCACGACTCGTGCACCGGCAATTGATCAACTCACCTGGCTGCACGTTGCGCTGCTCCGCGCTGTCGTACATGCCGTCCGCAATCTTGAAGCGCTTGCCGCTCATGCGCACGTGTGTTGGGCGTGGCTCCTTGCCGGCCGAGGAGTGCTGCCATATCGCCTCGGTGATCCCGATCTCGGCTCGGCGCG